TCACGTAATGACGTGTTGTTAAATAGAGATATGATAAGAAAATTTAACGCTTCGGTAAATCCAAACCGAGAGTTTGTGTTAAGTAGAAGAATTAAACCTATTGACAAAAAGTAAATAATGTAATATAATACAATAAAGGATACATAATGAGCAATTTGAAAATATTTAGACTATCAACAGGTGAAGATGTTATTGGTCAAAAGATTGATAACAACAATTCAGAAGTAACAGATATAAAACAACCATTTGTGATTGTACCAATGCAATCAAAACCAGGTGGACCTGTTTCATTAGCACTAACACCATATATGCCTTATGCTGAAGAAGATACTGTATCTATTAAAAAGAACAATATTGTAGCAGAGGTAAATCCAAAAACAGAAATAGGAAATTCATACAACCAGCATTTAGGATCAGGAATTATACAAGCAAAAAAACCTAAACTAATTATTGATTGATGATAACAATATACTTTGTAAGAAACGGCTCTAAGATTAGAGTTGAGGTACCTATTGGCCGTACAGTAATGGAAGCGGCTAAGTATTTTAGTCCAGTTTCTATACCAGAAATACCAGGCGATTGTGGTGGCAGTTGTGCTTGTGCTACTTGTCATATCTATGTTGATGAAAAATGGATAGATAAATTGCCTAAGATAAACGATAATATGGCAGAATTAGAATTGTTAGAATATGAAAAAGGATATAAAAAAGATATTAGTAGATTAGGTTGTCAAATTTATTTAAGTAAAGAACTTGACGGATTGACTTTACATTTAAAAAATGATGATACTAAAACCATTGAATAAGTACACAGCAGCTGAATTTGTATCAACAAGACATTATTCAGCAGTAATGCCTAAACTTACAAAACACTATCTTGGTTGTTTTTTAAGTGATGAACTAGTAGGTGTAATTACCTTTGGTTGGGGAACAAGACCTAAACATACCATACAAAAGTTATTTCCACAATTAGATACAAAAGATTATTTTGAAATAGGTAAGATGTGTATGGACGATAAGATGCCTAGAAATTCAGAATCACAATTACTTTCATTATCTATTAAATGGCTAAAAGAAAATACAAAGATTAAATATCTTTTTACTTGGGCTGACGGTCTAGTTGGTAAACCGGGTTATGTATATCAATCTGCTAATTTTTTATATGGTGGATTTTCTATAACAGATACTTATGTTACTGAACAAGGAGAAAAGGTACACCCTAGAACTATGCAAGGTCATATACCAAATACTAAAAATAGAAAATATGGAATGAGACCAAATCCACAACAGTTAATAGAATTAAAATTAAGCCGTGTAAAAGGTAAACAGTTTAGATACATTTACCCTATGACCAAAAAAGACCGAAAGTTTTTAAAAAAATCAACAGTACGATGGTTGTTAAATTATCCTAAAGATAAAGATTTGATTTGGTATATAAAAAAACCTGGTGAAACAGAATATACAGAAACAAATAAGATGCCATTTGACTTATCTAAAGAAATGGTATATAATAAAAAAAATGTTAATATGTATAAAAGTGAAAGTAATTTAAGTGAATTTCTATAAATCAGTAATTGAATATAAAGGCAAACTCTTAGTAAGAGGAGTTTTAAATGGTAAAGAATATAAAGAACGTTTAAATTATAAACCAACATTATATTCATTATCACAAAAAGCAAGTCAGTACAAAACTTTACAAGGGTCTGCATTAACACCTATTACATTTAATTCTATATCAGAAGCTAGAGACTTTAGAAGAAATGTTGCGACAGAAAATTCTCCTATCTTTGGAATGGAAAAATATCAATACCAGTATATTTCTGATACTCAAAGAGGAGAAGTTGAATGGTTAAAAGAATATATTAAAATATTTACATTAGATATAGAAACTTCTTGCGAAAGTGGTTTTCCTGATGTAGAAAATCCTATAGAAGAAATACTTTGCATTACAGTTAAAAATCAAAACAATAAACAAATAATAACTTGGGGTGTAAATGATTATAAAACAAATAGAACAGATGTTACCTATATAAGATGTAATTCTGAAAAAGAATTAATAAGACAGTTTATGGAGTTTTGGTTAAAAAATTATCCTGATGTTATAACAGGCTGGAATACTAAATTTTTTGATCTACCTTATTTAATTAATCGTATTAGAAATTTAACAGGAGACAAAGTTATTAATAAATTGTCGCCTTGGAATTTAATTGAAAGAGAACAAATAGTTGTAAGAGGTAGGCCTCAAACAATATACAATCTTTTTGGTATTACTATGTTAGACTATTTAGATTTGTATAAAAAATTTATACCAACTAAACAAGAGAGCTATAGATTAAATTATATTGGTAAAGTAGAATTGGGTGAAACCAAAGACGATAATCCTTATGATACATTTAAAGATTGGTACACAAAAGATTTTCAATCCTTTGTTGATTATAATATACAAGACGTTGAAATCGTTGACAAGTTAGAAGATAAGTTAGGTCTTATTGAATTAGTTTTAACTATGGCGTATGATGCAAAAGTAAATTACAATGATGTATTCAGTCAAGTTAGAATGTGGGATACTTTAATTTATAATTTTTTAAGAGAGGATAATATAATTGTACCACCTAAAGAAGAAAATGTAAAAGAAGAAAAGTATGAAGGTGCTTATGTAAAAGAACCTTTACCAGGTTTACATAAATGGATAGTATCATTCGATATCAATTCACTATATCCACATTTGATTATGCAATACAATATATCACCTGAAAAAATTATAGGTATGAAACCAGCAAACATTAGTGTTAATAATTTGATTTATAAAAAATCAGAACTTGGCTATTTAAAAACACAAGGAGCTTGTGTAACACCGAATGGTGCAATGTTTAAAACAGATAGCGCTGGATTTTTACCTAGACTATTAGATAAGATGTATCAAGACCGAGTTTTTTATAGAGAAAAAATGATGGCAGCAAAACAAGAATATCAAAAAACAAAAGATAATAAACTGTTAAGATTGATTTCACGCTTTCATAATATACAATGGTCTAAAAAAATTGCATTAAATAGTGCGTATGGCGCAATAGGTAACGAGTACTTTAGATACTATGATGTAAGACAAGCAACGGCAATAACAACTTCAGGTCAATTTGTAATTAGATTTATTGAAACAAGAATAAATGAATACTTAAATAAAATATTGCAAACAGAAAATCAAATTGATTATGTTGTTGCTTCTGATACAGATTCAATATATCTTACATTAGGTAAACTAGTAGATAAAGTTTGTAAAGATAAAGATGATAAACAAGTATTAAAATTTTTAGATAAAGTAGTAAGTACTAGACTTGAACCATTTATAGATAAATGTTTTATAGAACTTGCCGAATATACTAATGCGTTTAAACAACGTATGGTAATGAAAAGAGAAGTAATCGCTAACAAAGGTTTATGGACTACTAAAAAAAGATATATGTTAAACGTGCTTGATGAAGAAGGCATTACGTATGATGAACCTAAAATTAAAATTATGGGGATTGAAGCTGTAAGATCATCTACTCCGGAAGTTTGTCGTGGTAAAATTAAAGATGCAATTAAAATTATAATGAATAAAGACGAAGATACATTAATATCTTTTGTATCTAAATTTAAAAATGAATTTTCAAACTACGAAGCAGAATTAGTATCCTTTCCAAGGTCTTGTAATAATCTGGCTAAATATGGACACGGTGCTGATATTTTTATTAAAGGAACACCGATACACGTTAAAGGCGCATTGATTTATAATCACTATTTAAGAATGATGAAACTTACAAACAAATATCCTTTAATACAAGAAGGAGATAAGATTAAATTTTTATTATTAAAAGAACCCAATCCTTTTAAATTTAATGTAGTAAGTTATCTAACAAAGTTACCAAAAGAATTTAAATTACAACAGTATATTGATTATGATTTACAATTTGAAAAAACTTTTTTAGACCCTATCAGTTTTATAATAAACCCTATAGGTTGGAAATATGAAAAACAATCATCACTAGAAAGTTTTTTTGTATGATTGGTTTATTGACATTATTTAAAAACTATGATAGAATGAGTATTATTATATTATGAAATACAAAAAGTATTATTTAAAAGACGTTTTAGCAGGTGAGAAGAAAGAACTGTTTACCGTAGTGTCTACCTTTGCAGGTGGAGGTGGGTCATCAACAGGATATCGTTTAGCTGGAGCAAAAATACTTGCAGTAAATGAATTTGTAGAAGAAGCAAGAAAAACATATTTAGAAAATTATCCTAATACTATTATTATACCTGATGATATAAAAAAATTAACAGGTAAAGATTTTTTAGATAAACTTAATTTAAAACCGGGTCAATTAGATATCCTAGATGGATCGCCACCGTGTTCTGCATTTAGTATGGCAGGTTCAGTATCTCACGGTAAAGGAAATACACACGAAGATGCATTTGGTAAAACAAAACAATATTCTGATATCAAAGGTGTAACTAACGTAGAAGATTTATTTTTTGAATTTTTAAGAATAGCAAACGATATTAAACCTAAAGTTATTATAGGAGAAAATGTTGCAGGATTAACTATGGGTAAAGCAAAAGAATACTTCCATAAGATACAAGCAACATTTGAAAGTATAGGTTATCACGTGTCAGCTAAAGTATTATCTGCTCATAATTTTAATGTACCTCAATCCAGAGAACGTACATTTTTTATAGCATTAAGAGAAGATGTAGCAGACAAAATAGGTTATTCGTTTTTAAATATATCTTCAATTTTTCCAAAAGAAAATGATACGTTTGTATCTCTAGGTGAAGCAATAGATGATATTGAAAACGATAAAGAAGAAATAGAGTACTTGACAAAAGCATTAGGACCTGATAAAACTGTAGGTAAGACTTTGGCTAAGATGCCTAAAAATCCTGACAAAGTATTAACTGGTATGGACTATCACGATAAGGGACATCATTTTAATTTAAAACGCACAAGTAGAAAACTTCCTTGTCCTACTATAACTGCTTTAGGTAACTTAGCAGGTATCGCTGGAGTTTGTCATTATAATGAAGATAGAAAATTTACAATAAAAGAACTAAAAAGAATTATGTCTTTACCAGAAGATTTTATATTAACAGGAGAACATAAGAAACAATCTGAACGTATAGGTAGAATGGTTCCACCACTAATGATGAAAGCATTAGCTGAATCAGTTTATAATAATGTTTTAAAACCGTACAAGGAGAAATATAATGACTAAGTTTACATTTGCAACATCAGAAGAAGGTTTTGATAATCACATAGAAACGTCTGTAAGAGGTTATACTAATTTATGGGGTGATGTTTTATCTATGTCAAAGTATTTTGTAGAAGATAATACTAATATTGTAGATTTGGGTTGTTCAACAGGTAAGCTATTAAAGTCTATGATAGAACAAAATAAAGAACATATACCCAATGCAAAGTATATAGGTATAGAAATAGAAGAAGATTTTTTTAGTAACTATGATAATGATGAGAAATTATATAATACATTAAAATATTATAAAGGTGATGTAAGAAAGTTTAATTTTCAAAATTGTAGTTTGGTAACATCTATATTTACATTACAATTTATGCCACCAAAGGATAGAGAGAATACAATCAATAGGATATATCAAGGATTAAATCACGGTGGCGCATTTATCTTTTCTGAAAAAACTTTTAGTTGCGATCCTCAAATACAAGATATGATGACCTTTATGTACTACGATTATAAAAGAAAAAATTTTTCTGAGAAAGAAATACTAGATAAAGAAGTACAATTAAGGCATATGATGAAACCTAATACTAAAACAGAAATATTTGATATGTGTCATAAGGCAGGATTTAAGACTCACGTCTTTTGGCAGAACTTTAATTTTGTAGGAATTGTTGCTATAAAGAAATAATTTTATATAAATAAACTTATATATATTGATTGAGGTGAAAAATAAATTTTAAAATTTTTAGAGAGATGGAACAAAACAAACCGTTAATACACAAACATTTAATTATTAGAGCCGAAGTGAAAAACCCACCAAAGAACGAAGAACAACTAACAAACTGGTTAAAAGATTTTATAACTTTTATTGATATGAAAGTTTTAATGGGACCTTATGTTAAGTACTGTGATAAAGTAGGTAATCGTGGAATTACAGGTGTGGCCGTTATAGAAACATCTCATATAGCAATGCACGTATGGGACGAAACAGATCCCGGGACTATGCAGTTTGATGTTTATAGCTGCTCAGAATTTGACCCTTATAAGATAGCAGATAAACTACAAGCTGATTTTGATGTAGTAAAACTAGACTATAAGTTCCTTAATAGAGAAACCGAATTGAAACCAATAAGATTAAAAAAAGATACAATGAAAAATTATGCAAATAGTAATAATCAACAGACTTCAGAACCCACCCTATTTAATATCTCCTAACTTCCATCCAAAAGAACTTGACAGTTTAAAGGAAATGTTATATAATGAGAATATCAAATACGTATTAATATCTAGTGAAAAGGAGAACTTAGAATATGAGCAATTTTTTAAAAGACATAATTAAAGATGTAGGTAACGAGTACGCTTCACTTGTAAGTGAAGGTGTTGATAGTGCTGATGTAACAAATTTTATAGACACAGGTTCATATTCTTTTAATGCTTTATTATCAGGTAGTATATATGGAGGTCTACCAGGAAATAAAATTACTGCAATCGCAGGTGAAGCAGCGACAGGTAAAACGTTTTTTGCTTTAGGTATATGTAAAAACTTTTTAGATAAAGATAAAGAAGCAGGTGTAATTTATTTTGAATCTGAAAGTGCAATTTCAAAAGAGATGATTGTTAGTAGAGGTGTAGATGCAACAAGAATGGTAATAGTACCAGTTGCAACAGTACAAGAATTTAGAAATCAATCAATAAAAATTTTAGACAAATACTTAGAACAACCAGAAGATAAAAGAAAACCTTTGATGCTAGTATTAGATAGTTTAGGTATGTTATCTACAACTAAAGAAATGGAAGATACTGCTGAAGGAAAAGAAACAAGAGATATGACAAGATCACAAATTGTCAAATCAACATTTAGAGTTTTAACATTGAAACTTGGAAGGGCAAAAGTTCCAATGATAATGACCAACCACACATATGACGTAATAGGTTCTATGTACCCACAAAAAGAAATGGGTGGTGGTTCCGGTCTTAAATACGCTGCCTCATCAATCATCTATCTTGGTAAACGCAAAGAAAAAGACGGCGACAATCAAGTGATTGGTAATATTATCCACTGTAAAAACTATAAGTCAAGGTTAACAAAAGAAAATGCACAAATAGATGTAAGACTAACATACAAAGATGGTTTAGATCGCCATTATGGTTTGTTAGAAATTGCAGAAGAAGAAGGCATTTTCAAAAAAGTATCCACAAGATACGAGTTACCTGATGGCACTAAAGTGTTTGGTAAATCTATTAATGATGAACCTGAAAAGTATTTTACAAAGGAAATATTGAAACAGATAGATGAAGCAACAAAGAAAAAGTTCCTTTACGGAAGCGAATAGATATACTTTTGTTCAAAAAGACGGAGACGATTTTACCTGTATTAAACTTACAGATAAAAAGTATGACGGTGTCATATACAGATATGATGACGTAGGATTTGCTAAAGAAGAAAATGCTGATGGCAAATTACCTATGAGATTTAAATATGATATCTTTAAAAATCCAAACAAAGTAGATATTGACAATCAGGAATTTATAGATTATATTGGTGATATACTAATAGAACTATTGGAGAAACAATTGACAGATGGAAAAATTGAATTTAAATAATGAACGAATAGAGATTACAGTACTACGTAATTTCATATTCAACGATGCATTTACTAGAAAGGCTTTACCTTTCTGTAAAGAAGATTATTTTACAAATCGTTCTGAAAGAATATTGTTTAGAGAAATAGATACTTTTGTAAATAAGTACAAAAATATACCTACAAAAGAAGCTTTAGTTATAGAATTAGGTCAAAGAAAAGACATAAACGAAGATGAATTTAAAGCAGTAAAAGATTTACTAGATACAATATTAAATGAAAGTGCAGACTTACAATGGTTACTAGACACTACAGAAAAGTTTTGTAAAGACCGTGCAGTACATAACGCAGTATTAACTGGTATTAAAATACTAGATAAGAAAGATCCTAAACTTACACCAGAGGCAATACCTGGAATTCTTGCAGACGCATTGGCCGTTTCTTTTGATAATCATATTGGTCACGATTATATTGAAGATGCTGAAAGACGATTTGACTTTTATCATACTAAAGAAAAAAAATATCAATTTGATTTAACATACTTAAATCGTATTACAAAAGGTGGTGTACCACCTAAGACTTTAAACATTGCTCTTGCAGGTACGGGTGTAGGTAAATCTTTGTTTATGTGTCATTGTGCCAGTGCCTTTCTTACACAAGGTCTAAACGTATTATACATTACAATGGAAATGGCAGAAGAACGTATCGCAGAACGTATAGATGCCAATCTATTAGATGTAACTATGGACGATTTACATTCAATGCCTAGACAATTATATGATGATAAGATTACAAAGATTAGAAACAAGACTGCTGGTAAATTAATTATAAAAGAATATCCTACAGCATCAGCACACGCTGGTCATTTTAGAGCATTGTTGAATGAACTTGCTTTAAAGAAATCATTTAGACCAAACGTAATCTTTATTGATTATCTAAATATTTGTTCTTCAAGTAGATTTAAAGGTGGAAATATATCTTCGTACTTCTTCATTAAGGCAATAGCCGAAGAACTACGAGGTCTTGCAGTAGAGTTTAATGTACCAATCTTTAGTGCAACACAAACAACAAGAACAGGTTTTGTAAGTACAGATATTGGTTTAGAAGATACTTCTGAATCGTTTGGTCTTCCAGCAACTGCAGACTTTATGTTTGCTTTAATATCAAATGAAGAATTAGAAGCTCTAGGTCAAATGAAAATTAAACAGTTGAAAAATAGATATAATGACCCTAGTATTAATCGTGCCTTTATTGTGGGTGTAGATAGAGCTAAGATGAGATTGTATGATGTATCTAATAATGCACAGAACATTGTAGATAGTAACCAAAAACAAATACCAATAAAAACAAGTTACGATAAATTTTCAGATTTTAAAATATGAAAAAACAAAAAGTAAGATTTCATAGAAACGATAGGAGACCTGGTCATCTAGGTGAACAATTGTCATATGAAAAAATAATGGTTAAGAAAAAAGGTGACATCTATTGGCAGGCAGTTGAACAACCAACAGGCACAATTGTTAGACAATCTTTCTTTGAAGAAGATATATCTCAACTGGTAGACTTTCAAAATGCCAATCGTCAATGGCAACCAAATGGTGGTATACCTAAATTTCTTTGTGATAATATTAAGTAGTCATTTATAAATATATAAATGGCCGATAAAACAGCACTACAAGAAAGTTCTCAAGCATTATTTTGTGCAATAGCAGATCAATTAGGAATAACAGAATCAAACAAAGTATTAGATATTAAAAAATTTAATACGTATGAAGATTTTAAATTAAAATATAATAAAATAATATCTTCTGCACATTCCAGAATCTCTACACCAGCAGCTTCTTCTAAAGAGATAGATGATTTTTTAAGTAAAAATAATCCTTGGTATATATCCTCAGTAAATATTGCTGTTGCATTAGTAAATCAAATATCATTTATAGATAATGATTTTAAAATTAAAGCACCAGGATATCAAAATATTTTTTACTTTAGAGGTGATAATGATATAATGGGTACTATTTCTTCTATATTTAAAATTGCAAATAAAGCTCCTATAACAATTAAACAACAACTTAAATTTGGAGATATTAATAAATGGAATCCAGCAGATATATATTTTGCAAGTGATAAGGCTAAAACTGAACTTAAAAAAGAATTAAACAAAGCAGAATCGAATCAATCATCATATAGTTTTATAAACTTAAATAGTATAACAAATTCTTTAATAGATTCTGGAGATTTATTACCACTGTCTTTAAAGTTAGCAACAGGAACAGTTAAAATAGAAAGAATAAACTTTGATAGAAAAAAAGAATTAGAAGCAATTAAAGATATAAAAATTTCAAGTGTAAATGATTGGAAACCATATAAGATAGTTAAATATCCTACAAAAGGAGAAACAAGAGACATAACAGTTAATTTATCTAATGGAGGTAAAATAAAAATGAGACACGACCCATCAACACCTTCTTATAAAATCGAAGCTGTTATAGATAAAGATTCTAGGGGGGGTTCTATAGGTAGTATGAAAATGTTTTGCGAATTAATGTCTTTTGTAGATAAAACAACAGCAGAAAAATTATTAAAAACATTTAATATAGCAGAACAACAGTTTAAAAAAGAAATTGTAATTTTAAAAAATAAAAAATATGAATACGATATATTTGATTATAAAAGAGCACAACTAAGTGCAATGACTATAACTAACGCAGTCAATCCCATATTAAAGAATTGGTATAATCAAAAGAATGAAAAAACAACACAGTTTTGTAAATTAGTATACCTGTACACTACAGCCAGAACACAACTGTCTGGTAAGTTTGTACTTGCAAAATAATGTATGTATAAATAGTACTAATTGATATAGTGTATGGGTAATTTGATTTTATTTATGGGAAATATGAGAGGAAAATGTTTAGTTTTAAAGGATTCGTTACTAAAGGTACTAATACACATTTAGAACACTTAGAAGATTCTATTATAGATAGAGGTTCAAAAGGCGGTAAAGATGCCGTTAACTTTCTAAAGTCAATCAAAAAAATGCTGACAGGTCATACAGGTGGCCGATTAAACGTAACAGTAAAATGGGACGGTGCGCCTGCTGTTATCTGTGGCATTAATCCCGAGAACGGAAAATTCTTTGTTGGTACGAAATCAGTATTTAATGTAACTCCAAAAGTCAATTACTCTACAGGTGATATAATGAAAAATCACGATGGAGTTTTAGCACAAAAATTAATAGTATGTTTAAGAGAATTATCTAAACTAGGTATTACAGGAATTCTACAAGGAGATTTATTATTTACTCCTGGCGATGTAAAAACAGTTAATATAGACGAACAAGATTATCTTACATTTACACCAAATACAATTACATATGCAGTACCAGTAAATAGTGATTTAGGTAGAAGAATATCTAAAGCTAGAATTGGTATAGTATTTCATACAGTATATCACGGAAGCAATTTAAAAAATTTAAAAGGAGGCTTTGGTTCTATAAAAGGATTTCCAAAATTAGCATCAGTGTTTGTTACAGACGCCACTTATAAAGACGCTTCAGGTTCAGCAACATTTAGTAAAACAGAACAAGTACAATTTGATAGTATTCTTTCTATGGCTGAAGGTTCATTACAAAAAGCACAACCAGTTCTAAACGACTTCAACACATCTGATCCTTTAGCTGTAGGATATAAACTAAAATCATTCTTTAATTTTTATATACGTAATTCGCAAGGAGATATGGCTAGAGTAAAAGAATTAGTAGAATCATTTAGATCATATTATTCAAATATGTTACAACAAGAAGTTGATGCAGTATCTAAAGAAGAAACAAAAAATAAATACAGAACAATAAGAGATAATGGTTTAAATTTTATAGATAAAAACAAAAATGGAATTTATTATACAATCGCAAGTTGGATATCATTACAAAGAGCAAAAAACTTTTTAATACGTAAGTTAAATCAAATACAATCAATAGGGCATTTTATGAGAACACCTGATGGATATAGAGTTACAAATCCAGAAGGATATGTTGCTGTTGATAGAGTAAGAGGGGCAGTTAAACTTGTAGATAGATTAGAATTTAGTCGTGCTAATTTTAATGTAGCACGTGACTGGGTAAAAGGATAATATGAAAACATTTAAAGAATTTATAAACGAAGCTGCTGTAGATAAAAAAGGACTTAAAAGTTCTACAGGAGGTTTAACACAAAAAGGTAGAGATTATTTTAATCGTAAAGATGGCAGTAATCTAAAAGCACCTGTAACAAAAAAACCATCTGAATTAAAAAAAGGCAGTAAGGCATATAATAGACGTAAGTCATTCTGTGCTCGTATGTCTGGTAATCCAGGCCCAATGAAAGACGAAAAAGGTAGACCAACTCGTAAGGCATTGGCATTAAGAAAATGGAATTGTTAGATGGCAAATTTTAGAAAAGATCAACAAGTATTTGGACCTACAGGACACGATAAAACTGTCTTTGAAGTTCCAATGATTGCTAATAAAAATGGAGAAATAGTTACAAAATATAATCCATTTCCTGTTACAATATCTAACGCTATAGGTTCAACAGATATAGCCTCAGCGTCTAGTGATGCTTTTGGCCGTCTAAGAATTTCTAGTGCTTTTACTTTGTTTGACAGTTCAAATGTTTATAGTTTAAATGACAAATGGTCATCATCAACAACAGGTTCAGGTGCGGTAGCAGTATCTCACAATGTAAATGATAGTTCAGTTAATTTAATAATTGGCACACAATCAGGTGATGAAATTGTAAGGGAAACTAAAAGATGTTTTTCATATCAACCAGGAAAATCTTTATTAGTACTGAATACTTTTTGTTTTAATTCACCTAAAACTTATTTAAGACAACGAGTTGGTTATATGACCACCACAGATGGAATATATTTAGAACAAGAAAACAATAGTGTTTATTTTGTAAAAAGAAGTTCCGTTACCGGAGGTAATGTTACTACAAGAATATTACAAACAAATTGGAATATAGATTCATTAGATGGTACAGGTGAAAGTGGAATTACACTTGATTTAACTAAAGCTCAAATAATGTGGATGGATTTTGAGTGGTTAGGTGTAGGTACTGTAAGATGTGGATTTGTAATAAATGGGCAATTTGTGCCTGCACACGCATTTCATCACGCTAATATTGAAACAACAACATACATAAAAACAGCATCATTACCTATACGTTACGAAATTACAAATACATCAGCAACAGATTCTAACAGCACATTAAAACAAATTTGTTCAACTGTTATTAGTGAAGAAGGATATCAAAAAGTTGCAAAAGAACATTTTGCTAGAAGATCAACAATTAAAACAAATATAAGTACAACTTTTTTACCTTTAGTTTCTATAAGATTAAAAAGCACTTCTTTAGATGCAATAATATTACCTAGTACATTAAATTTTTTAGGTATAGCAGCAACTGGTAGTTCCGAATATGAAATAATTTTACTCAAAAATGGAACTTTAGGAGGAACACCTAATTGGAATACTTCACTTTTTACAAACGTAGAATTTGACACTGATGCTTCATCAGTTACATTTAGCAATACCAACATAGTTAAACAATTTTATTCTATATCTACAAATCAATCACAGACATCAATAAATGATACAGGCAGATATAATTTAGATACACAAATAGGAAGAACGTTAGCCGGCGTAAGCGACATTTATACTTTGTGTGCTAGAACATTATCAGGAACAAATAACGGAATTGGAGCTTTAGGTTTTTACGACCTAACAAATTAATATGAAATCGTTTGAACAAATACTTTCAGAAGGCTTATACGATCCAGGTATCTTTAAGGCTTTCTTTTTAGCAGGTGGGCCAGGTTCAGGTAAATCTTTTGTGAGTAGAAACGTATTTACAGGTACAGGATTGAAGTTTGTAAATTCAGATACATTCTTTGAAAGAAGTTTAAAAAATGCAGGCCTATCATTAACATTACCTGACGAAGAACAATATTTTAGAGATATGTTAAGAACACAAGCAAAGGCAAGAGCAGAAAATCAAGCATCTCTTTATGTACAAGGCAGATTAGGTTTAGTAGTAGATTCAACAGGTAGAGATTATAATGTAATACACAATCAAGCAAGCCAATTAAAACAATTAGGTTACGATTGTTATATGATATTTGTAAATACGAGTTTAGAAGTTGCATTAGAAAGAAATGCTAAAAGAGAAAGAACAGTACCTGAATATATTACAAGAACATCTTGGCAAGGAGTGCAAAACAATATTGGTAAATTTCAAAACTTTTTTGGTTTACAAAATTTTATAGTAGTAGATAACAGCAAATCAGAACAAGAATTAGTTACAATGACTATGAACAAAGTAAATAACATTGTAAGAAGATATTTAAATACGCCAATTAAAAGTTATATTGCTAAAAGATGGATGGCAAAAGAAAGAATAGCGAGAAGAAAAGATGTTTAGATTAATTAAAGAAGCAGTAATAGATATACCTAGACGTACATATGCTAAAGGTGTATTTGATAATGCTGATACAGATAATCCAAAATTAAAACAAATAGTATTAGATATTATTGAAAATCAAATTAAACAATTTAATGATATAAGACCAGTATTAAAATATAGTTTAGTGGGTTCTATACTTACAAAAAATTATAGAGATGATGCTGATTTAGATATAAATGTTTTGTTTGATGTACCATTACCAGATAGAGATGTGATAAGAAAAGAATTGGCCAAGTCATTAAGAAATATTAATGGAACATTAGTACCAGGAACTAAACACCCAATTAACTATTATATCATTACAGATCCAAATGTAAAAGAAACAAACGATAAAATGGCAGATGCTGTATTTGATATTAAGAACAATACATTTATAAGAAAAGCAAAAGAATTTAAGTTTGATGCAAAACGTTATGCCGCTGATTTTGAAAAAAGAGTTAAAGAGATTGATGTAGTTCAAGGCGAATTAAAACGAGACCTTATAGACTATAAAGAATTAAAAGAATTAAATCCAGATGACATATTAAATTTACAAGAATTAATAAATGAAAAGTTAGATGAAATAGAAAATGGTATTAAACAATTAGTTGATATTGGTAACACAGTATTAAAAGATAGAGCTGATGCTTTTGCTACTGATATGACACCAGAAGAAATAAAAACATTTGGTAGAAAAAATCAATTACCTAAAAATGTTGTATATAAGATGTTAGAGAAATATCATTACTTAACTTTCTATAAAGAATTAAAAGATATATTAGAAGATGGACAAGTAACAGATGCAGAAATACGTTCTATAAAAACCGAAGATAAAGAAGATGATAGAGTAATGATGTACAAATTAACAGGTAGAGCAATGAAAGCTATGCCTGGTTCTATTATACAAAAAGAAATTATAAAACAATTGAATGTTTATAGAAAAAAATTAGGCATGGAACCAATAACAATGCACGGTGATAAACCTATAACAGAAGGAGTAAATAAATCTTTCGCATTTACTTTTGGTAGATTTAATCCACCAACAATAGGCCACGAGAAACTTATAAGAACAGTTGCAAGTCAAGGTTCAGATTATAAAATCTTTATAAGTAGATCACAAGACGCAGTTAAAAATCCATTATCACCATCAGACAAATTAAAATGGATGCAAATGATATTTAAAAATTATGCTAGTCACATATTAGTAATGCCAACAAATATGGTATTAGAATTAGCAACAAAAATTTATAGTATGGGTTACACATCAATAACTATGGTTGTAGGAAGTGATAGAGTAGGAGAATTTAAATCTATATTAAACAAATATAATGATGAAAAAAATAGACACGGATATTATAATTTTAAAAAGATTGATGTAGTATCTGCTGGCGAAAGAGATCCAGATGAAGAAGGCGTAACTGGAATGAGTGCAAGTAAATTAAGAGACTATGCAAAAAGAGGAGATTTAAAAAATTTCAAAAGAGGAGTTCCAGGTAATTTATCTGAAAAACAAAAGAACGAATTATTTTTTGATGTAAGAAAAGGTATGGGATTATCAGTTAGTTTAGCTTCTAATTTCGAACCACAAGAAAATAAAATAAAAACGTTACAAGAATTTGAAGCTAAACAAGTAAGAGATTTATACATTAGAGAAGTAATATTTAATATTGGAGAACAAGTGAATAACACCAAATTAAATATAATTGGAAAAGTAATAAGACGAGGAACAAATTATATTGTATTAGAAGATACGAATAATAGTTTACACAAATCTTGGATTTGGGATTGTATACCAGTTTCAGCTAATAAAGAAGTTGCAGTAAGAGAATATAACTTAGACGTAGATTACGGATTTAAAGCCGTTTCAGAAATCAAAGAAGAACCTAAACTAATACAAGAAAAAAAGAAAAAAATGTTTGGTGAATTAAAAAAGGAATTAATTAAAATGACTGATACTAAAAAAGAAGCATATGATATAGGTCACGATTATGCTCAACACACATCTAAAACAACACCTGGCGAACCGGGTTATGACCCTAATTATAAAGGTACATCTTATAAACCAAGTAAACCTGATGATAATTTAAAACAAATAACTACCCAGGATATAGAAGAATGGGCTAATTCAAATGCTACAATAGATAAATATAGAGAAAGGTACGGCGATAATTATAAGTCTAAAATAGACGAAGTTAAAGGTAAGATGTTATCTTTCAAAGATTACGCTAAGAAATAATATGAGTTTTATAAAAGAATCAAAAAAAGCGTACAGCCAAGTAAAAGAAAATCACATTGCAATTGCTATGGGTAATATGTTAGATGATGAAGGCAGTATGATATTAAATCAACTAGAAGAATTAGAACGAGGTATTGAGATGCTTCGTGCTTACGTTGGTAACGATTATGAAAAACAATTACCAGCTTGGGTTCAATCTAAAGTTACTTTAGCAACTGATTACATCTCTACTGTAGGCAATTATCTTTCTAGTAAAAATGAAAAAGTAACAGAAGAAACTATTAAAGAATCTTCTGATTTAACAGAATCTACTTTTGAAAAAATTTATCAAATGCAACAAGATGGTAAGTCAACAGAAGATATAGCAAAAGAATTAAAACTAAATCCAGCATTAGTTAAAAAAGTTTTAGGCGAACAGATAGAATTAAAAGAATTTACAGATGCTATGCTTGCCGCTCTTAAAAAAGAATACGAACCATTAAAAGGTAAAACAATTACTACAGCACAGTATCAACAATTAAAAAATATATTGTTTAAACTACAAGATGCTGATTTAGAAAAATTACAAAAACAAAATATACCATTTGCTTCAACTGGAGCTGGTTCAATATTAAGAGTAAGAAAAT